GTGGGGGGGGGGGGTTGTGTTTTTTTTTTGTGATGGAGAGGCGGAGTAAGGGGGTGGTGTGGTGTGGTGGGGGGGGGCCTTTGATGGCTGAAGAATGCTATCAGCCGCCGACTTTAATCACTTCCACGCCGCCGGCGCGCGCCAGAATCAGCACGTCGGCCGCATCGCGCGCGAACAAGCCGTTTTCGACCACGCCGGTGATTTTGTTCAGCTCGTCTTCCAGCGTCAGCGGGCGCGACAAATCCATGTCGGCCACATCGAGGATTTCGTTGCCGCTGTCGGTGATGAAGCCGACGCGCAGTTGCGGTTCGCTGCCCAGTTTCAGCAGTTGGCGCGCCACCAGCGAGCGGGCGGAGGGGATGACTTCCACGGGCAGCGGGAATTTGCCCAAACGCGAAACGTATTTGCTTTCGTCGGCGATGCAGACGAATTTGTCCGATGCGCTGGCGACGATTTTTTCGCGCAACAGTGCGCCGCCGCCGCCTTTAATCATTTGCAGGCTGTGGTTGATTTCGTCGGCACCGTCGATATACACCGCCAGGCGGATGACGTCGGACAGGGTAACTTCGGGGATTTCGTATTGTTCCAGCAGCGCTGAGGTGGCTTTGGAGCTGCTGACCGCGCCTTTGATTTGTTTGCCGCTGGCGGCCAGGGCTTTGATGAAATAATTGACGGTGGAGCCTGTGCCGATGCCGATGTATTCGTTTTCGGGCACAAATTCCACCGCTTTTTCACCTGCCATGCGTTTCAGATCGTCTTGTGTCGCCATGTTTCACTCCTTTTGTTAACGTTTGGTTGTTGGTATTTCAAACGGAATCATAACCGAAGGCGCAGGGGCTTGGAAGGCCGTCTGAAAACATATGTTTGAATTGGGTTAAAACTGTTTCGTCCGATGTTCGGCGGCGTTTGTTTCCCGTATCGGAAACGGACAATGCCGAATCGGTTTATTTGCGTTTTCAGACGGCCTTGTATATTGCTCCCCGTCGGTAGGTTCTGCCGACGGGGGGTTTTTTCGTTAAATCCCCCTTCCTCAACATAAGCAAGAAGGGGCTTAGAAATGGAAAAGTTAAAATATCCTTGCATCACATTCCAATGGCTTAACCAACAAAAAGCCGAACTCGTAATCTTCATCCATCTGGACAAAAGCCGATATACCGCGCTTTCGACCGCTCCGAACATTTCAGACGAACAAATATTCATCACAGGCAAATTCCATGCCGCCGCATTAAACATCCCTTATTACAACCTGACTGAACTCAAATTCAAGCCCGACTTAGTGGAGCAGGCGAAATGACTAAGCTCACACGCAATCAAAGGCTAGACCTGCTCGATTATGAACGCGAGATCGAAGAACAAAAACGCGCCGAAGCGGAAGCATCTCAAGGCTTGGCGTTTTTGCAAAAGCGTTTCCGCCATCAGAAAGACAGAGTATGGACACCCCCCCCCGCCGGGCGCCGCAACCCCCCCCGGCGGGCGGGGCGGGGGGGGGGCGGGGGGGGGCGCCGGGGGTGCCCCCCCTCGTCTAACAGGGGGGGATAGGAAAACCGAAGCCCTGATAGCTCCCTATGAAATTGACTGGTCTCAATTCCAAAACATCGAGTATTTCTCCCATTGGCTGACCGATACCAAAGGCCGCATTTTGGAAGTCCCGCTACGCAAGGGTAAATCCGACAGCGCGATGATTGACTACCTAACCTTTACCTTCGGAATTGAAACGGTTTACAGCTGGTTTCCGAATGAAATTATTGGCGATAACCAGATAATCGAATATTTAAGCCTTGTTGTTGATCAGATTTTCGGTTTCGGCGTTTTGTGCAAATTGCCGGGTAAGGGCAAATTTTTCTATGACGGCTATTACCAGTTGGGACCTGACAACGCGAACTATGGGCAAATCCACGTCGGCGGACAAAACGATACCGTATTGATTGACTTAAAAGGTGTCGGATGTATGGCGGCAAAACAGGGATGGGAAGTCTCCCTTTACCATTTTCTCGAACATGCAGACCGTCCCCGCATTACCCGCATTGATTTGGCCTGCGATTTTCTGAACGGCGAGTACACGCCTAATCAGGCTTATGACGACCACGAAAACGGCCTTTTCGATAACGGCAACCGCAGGCCGAAAAAAGACACCCGCGGCTCTTCTTGGCACAAACAGGATTTCAGCGGAATGACGCTTTTCATCGGCTCGCGGGGTTCGGCCAAGTATTGCAGGATTTACGAAAAAGGCCGCCAATTGGGCGATCCAGATAGTCCTTGGGTGCGCTTTGAAGTTGAATTTAGAAAGGCCGATTCCGTCTTACCGCTTGATATGCTGATTAAACCCGGCCAATACCTGACGGGGGCATACCCGATAGGGGAAACGCTTTTTCAGAACAAGGCCGAACGCGTCGAAACCGCTAAAAGGATGGTCAATATCAATTTTGACAAATTGGAACGCCATGCCAGGCAGCAGGTAGGCCGCATGATGAATTTCATGCTTGATATCGGCATAAAGCCCGATCAGATTTGCGAAAGATTAAGGGCGGATGACGGCAAATACCCTAAAGGCTTAAATCCCCAAGAGTACAGCTATAACGGTGTAACCGTGAAATACATGCACCAAATCGGCCAAGGTCATCAATCCGACGAATACGGAATTTTAGAAGATACCAGTTTTAACCAACCAGTAGACTTAAAGGATATACCAAATGAACTTTGATAAATTAAATCAACAACAGTACGAAACAGCCATCATTATGGGTGTAACCAAATTTAAAGGCGAGATTGAAGGCAATCAGATCGATACCTGCACGATTTTTAGGGCGACGCCTTTCAATGCCGAATCAGGAAATGCCGTAGGGGTCGGTTTGGCCAAATTACGTTTCGGCGACAGCTCTAATTTCGAGATGTTTAAAAACCTTAAATTTCCAATGGAAATGGAGCTGTTAATCGGCCGCACCACCAATTCCAGCGGTAAGGAAACCGCCGTAGTGAAAGATGTTCGGTTTCAGGTAGTGCCGAATCCGAAAGAGAAATAAAGGATGAAAAATGTATGAATTCAAACAACGTTTCATCGTTCAGGATTTGGAAAGCGGCGAATTCTTATGCCCTGATCCCGCAGGCGGAATAACGCAAACGCCTTATATCAAACAGGCGGGAAAGTTTGATTATCAGGAAGACGCCATGGATGCGGGCATAGATGAAATAGGCGAACAGTTCGCGATTTTCAGCTTTTTTGAACGTTCGGAAGTCAAAAATTAAACGGTTTCAGGCTCGGCGGGCGGTCTGATCAATCCCTTCACAGCCCGCAAAATTTTCAGGCTCTCCCGCCTGCCTCCGAAAGCGGGAAAACAAAAAAGGAAAAAAATCATGAATATCATGAAAAAATATGGCAAGCAGATTGCCGTTATGGGTGCCGCTCCGTTGGCTTTTGCAACTCAAGTTTGGGCTGAAGTGCCCCAAACTGTCAAAGATGATATTGCTACGGCCAAAACAGACGCTGTAACGGTAGCAGGTTTGATTCTCGGCGTATCGGTGGCAATTTTCGGCGTAATGATCCTGATGCGATTCTTCCGCTGATGAAAAGGGGCGGTTTCCGCCCTTTTATTTTTAGCTTGGTTTAAAGGATAAAAAATGATTCTGCAAACAATAAAAGATACGTTTTCATCACTGTTGACTGATGTCGGCGTCGTTGGTTGGCTGGTTATCGGCTTATATGTCGTACTTTTTTCCATGCGGGTATTTTTAAAGGTCATCAGCATAAAAAGGGCGAGGATTAACAGAATGAAGCGTGCCAAATTATTTCGCGCGCGGTTGGATTTTTATAACTCCGGTTCGGCCTATTATCGGTCGGGTTTGAATAAAAGGCGGTAGTCATGGGTTATCAGGTCGGCCATATCTGCCACGCAACCAAACAAAGCGCGGAAAATGCCTATTTCAGTCAAGTACCGCCGAACATCCATGACGGGAAAATATATCAAATGCAATACACGCCGTTGGGTTGGCAGTTTGAGGGTTTGCAAGTAACCGCGTCGTTGCCGGAATGCGATCCCAGCCAAAATTTCCAAGACGGATTGATGATAGGTTGGGCACTTTTCGGCGTGTCCTTGTCCATGTGGGGCATCAAACGCATCCATAGATGGTTTAACAGATAACGGGGTTAAAGATGATGGACGTTTGGTTTTTTATAGGCTTGTCCGTGCCGCTGATTGTTATGTGGGTTTTATTCAAATGAAGAAGCTTTTTCTATTTGCCGTTTCCCTTTTATTACTGCTCCCCTTGGCCAAAGCAGAAAACATCATCCAGCTAACGGGCGGGAATTATATTTTCGCCGAAGAAGGCAAACTTGTATTCAACATCGATTCGGAAGTGTTTTTAAACAGGAATTGGCGTTATGACGCATCAAAAGGCGGTGCGACAACCCTGTTTTATCAAAAGATGGACTTCAAACCCCGCCATAGCAACGATTTCCACGCTTACGATATGGCGGCTGCAAGAAAATACTATGAAGATTTGCATTATGCAAAATCAAACGGCCAAAACGGCTACGGTTTTTACAAGCTTGTTTATACCGAAGCCCATTTGAACCAGCGGCATATACGCCGCGTGTTTTGGCCTGTGATTTGGGCGGGTGTGGTTCGGGTCGGCGGAATTGTAATAGCGAACGTGGTGCCAAGAATTGTTACAAAGTGTCTTACCAATTTGAATTGTCAGGCTTTTTTGGGGTCATCTGCTATAGTGGGTTCGGCTCTTTGTTCTTTTCATTACAGCGGGATGAAAATTTTAAATCTTCCACCGGGCATCTGCTCCGAAGCCGAAAAAGACGGTTTCAAAAAAGATGAAAACGGCGAATATAAAAAGCCCGCCGGGGAATATTTTTACCGGGTCGAAAATAATTTAATTGATTGCATCGGTGATTGTACCGCGCGAGAAACAAAAGATTTTTCGACCGAAGCAGAAGCCATAGCATTTGCCCAGGAAGCCACCGAAAATTTTTACAAAAGTAAAAACTCTAAAGAATGGCAGTGCATCTCTAAATATGTGTTGAGGGACAAATACGGCAATGCATACAACGCAGGATGTATCAATCAATATGGCGGCAATCATGGTATTGCTATAAACAAAAAAAAGCGGGAACAGCCGTATTCAATGACTATTGTTGATATTGAGCAGTTCGCCCTAAAGGATTTCAAGCAACATCCTAACGATTACATCAACGATAAAGGTGAATTGGGTAAAGAGATCAGGAAAGAAATTCAACCCATCCAGGGCGATATTAACACCGGGGGCACATTGTCCATTGTCGGAGAGCCTTATCGCGACGGCAACGGGGAGACAAAACAGGATGTGATAACCGTTAATGCACCTTCCGACTGGTCAAATTCAAGTCCGGGCGGCAACGCATCAAATCCCACGGGCGGAATATCCATTACAAACAATAATTCCAATGTTCGCGTAATGAGCAGGCCGGATAAAGAGGCTGATTCCAAACCTGCCGCGAATAACGACCCCAATAACGGCAAAAGTGTCGGCAAAGACGGCCAAGGCGGCGGAAATACGGCGGGCGGCGGTCAAAGCGGACAGAAGGGCGAAAACTGCCCGGAAGGCGGCGACAGCCTCGCATGCGCCAAACTTGGCGATATAGACGCAAACGACAAAGGCTTTGAACTGCCTCATTCCGACAACGGTACCACTTGGCAGCCCGATTATTTTTTACAGACTACGGCTGTTTGCCCGCAGCCCCGTCAATTTCAGGTTGTCGGACAAACCTACGAATTCAAATACGACCAAGTTTGCGGATTTGCCGAAAAGATTAAGTACATCATTATTGTACTGGCCACGATTTCGGCGGGATTTATCGTCTTCGGCGGCAAGAAGGATTGATTCGGGCGGCCGCCGGGATCCTCCGGCAGGGCCCGCCGCTCCCCGCGCGCGGCC